CCGGCCGCCGAGCCGCCGGCACCGGAGCCCGAGGACGAGCCCGAGGACGAGCCCGAGGACGAGGAGGGTGACGCCGATGGCGGTTGACCTGACTCCCACGGAGGGCATGGCCTCGGCCGCCAAGCGTGGCCTGAGGCTGCACGAAGAGGGCAAGAGCGGCGACGGGCTCAAGCCCGAGACCGTCGCCCGTGCAGGCCGGCTGAGCCGACGCGAGCAGATGAACGAGGATTGGGTGCGGGAGATGAATGCCTGGTTTGCCCGGCACGAGTCCGACCGCAGGCCGGGCTGGGATGACGCGGGCAAGGAGACGCCGGGCTTCGTGGCGTGGCTGCTGTGGGGCGGTGACGCCGGGCAGTCGTTCGCGGCCCGCAAGGTGGCAGAACTGGACCGAGAAGGCGACAGGAGCAATGCCATGGAAGGCATCATCGAAAAGCGTGACATGCCCTTTGAGGCCGACGACGAGCTGGTCATTGAGACCCGCGCCGATGGGCGGCCGGTCATCAAGGGCTACGCCGTCGTCTACAACCGACTCAGCGTGGACCTGGGCGGGTTCCGCGAGCGGATCATGCCGGGAGCCTTCGACGGGGTGCTCAACCGGCAGCGGGGCCGCAGTGACCTGGTGAGCTACTACAACCACAACCCCGACATCTTGCTGGGCCGGGAGTCGAGCGGCACGCTCGAGGTGTTCTCGGACGACAAGGGCGTTGGCTACATCGTCACGCCGCCGGCCACCCGGGCCGACATCGTCGAGCTTATTTCGCGTCGGGACGTGAAGGGCTCGTCGTTCACGTTTAGCGTGGACAAGGGCGGCGAGGCGTTCGTGACCGACGAAGGCGGCCGTGCGATCCGCGAGGTGAGGGCCGCCACGATCTACGAACTGGGGCCGGTGGTACAGCCGGCGTATTTGAGCACGACAGCAGCAGTGGCCATGCGTTCGTTCCAGGCTTGGCTTGCGGAGCAAGTTACACCTGAGTCGATGCCACACTCGGCGAGCGGACCCGACGTGTTTAAGGCATCCATGCGGCTGCGAGCCGCGCGACTCAGGAGCTTCATGCGTGGCAAAGCCCGGTGATCCCTGTCCGAAGTGCGGCAAGGGACGCATCCGTACACGCTCTAGCCACCCGCTCGACGAGCAGCGTCAGGTGCGGTATTTGGAGTGCCAGGCGTGCGACTACAAGACCAAAGCCATCGTCGCTGCGCTGCATGTGTGGCGTCGGTCTTTTGTACCGTACAAACAACCTTGATGGCTGAGTGCCATTCGTCCCGTAGCGTGAACGACAGACACGGATCTGTCACCCACTACGGGAGTGCCAAGGATGGCCGCTTCGCTCAACAAGCTTCAAGACCGCGCCGCCGCTGTGGCCGCGCTGCTCGACGACCTGGCCAAGGTTGAGGATCGCACCGAGGCCCAGGCGGCCGACGTTGCGAAGCTCAGCGCCGAGGCGACCGAGCTCGAGGAGCGGCTGGCCGTCGAGACCGCCATTGCCGAGAAGGTGGCGTCGCTGCGTGGCAAGGTGGCCGCGACTGCCAAGCCGGTGGCCGTGGAGCCCGAAGCTCCCGTCACCCGCAAGGTGCAGCACATCGGCCGGGTGCGTGGTTTCGCGTCGGCCGACGAGGCCGAGGTCTGTGGCCGCTGGATCCGGGGCTACCTGCTCGGCCGCACCGAGGATCGTGCCTGGTACGAGCGGAACGTCGAAAGCCGGGCGCTGTCGAGCAATGACAACGCCAAGGGCGGGACGCTGATCCCCGAGTCCTTTGCGGCCACCGTGATCCGGCTGGTCGATTCGTTCTCGTCCATCCCGCAGCAGGCCAACGTGATCCCGATGTCGAGCAACACGCTCTACATCCCCCGCCGGACCGGCGGCAACACGGCGTACTTCGTGAGCGACAACAGCGAGACGACCGCCAGCGACATGGCGACCGACAACGTGCTGCTGTCCACCAAGGATTGCCGCGTGGCAACCCGCGTTCCCAACAGCCTGATCGAAGACTCGGTCGTGGATCTGGCAGGGCTGGTCGCCCAGGAGTTCGCGCTTGCCCTGTCTCGCAAAATCGACGACGCCGGCTTTTCTGGTGACGGGACGAGCACTCACGGTGGCATCCGTGGCATCCAGTGGCGGTTCGAGAACGAGACCCTGGCTGGCGAAGTCGACTCGGGCGAGGCCAATCTCTCGGCCATCACGGTGGATGACTTCGCTGAGACCATCGGCAAGCTGCCGAGCTACAGTCGTGCGACGGCGGGCTGGTACGTGACCCCGCAGGTCTACAGCACCTGCATGCTGCCCCTGATGCTGGGTGCCGGTGGTGTCTCTGCCGCCGAGCTCTCGGCCGGTGCCAGCGAGCAGCGGTTCATGGGCTACCCGGTGTATTTCAACAACAGCATGCGGACGGCCCCGACGAGCGACCAGGTGATTGCCCTGTTCGGCGACCTGCGGATGAGCACCCACTTCGGCCTGCGTTCGCAGATCGCGGTGCGGGCCTCGACCGACCGCTACATCGAGTTCGATCAGACGTACTTCCAGGCCATGTGCCGGTTCGATGTTGTTACCTCGGACATCGGCGACGCCAACACCGCCGGCCCGGTCGTCTCGCTCAAGCTCTGACCTTCTGACATCCACAAGGAGTGATTGAACAATGGACCCTGTAGCGAACACGAAGAGCGTCGTGAGCCTGTCCGCTGCCGCTGGCGTTGCCTCGGCTGGCACTCACACGGTGGCCATCGACTGCCTCGGCTTCGATGCGGTGAGCATCGACGTGGGCTATCGGTCGATTGCGAACACCTCGGCCCCGAGCGTGGTGGCTATCGCCCACTCGGACACCGATGGTTCCTATACGGCGATCAGCGGCTTGGTGCAGGGAACCGACTACACGCTGGCTGGCGTGGCCAACACGGCCACGGTCAACGTGACTCGGTTCAACCTGTCCACCAAGGACCTGCGGCGGTACGTGCGGGTTTCTGTCACGCCGTCTTCCGACGCGACCAGCAACGCGACCAACAACACGGTTGTCGTGGCGGCTCGCCTGGGCAAGGGTGAGGCTGGCGTGGACTCGGCAGCTGACGCCAACGTGGTCACGCTGGTGGTCAAGTAGTTCTGGCTGATTGACGATTCTCCAACCAAAGGAGGATGCCGTGGGCGCGGCGTCACCGGTGGCAGGGATCAACCCTGCCGTATTGGACACAGGCTCCGGGCCGGTTCGCGTCATGTGCGCGATGTCGGTTCCCAGGCTCGGCTGGCAGGACCATATGTTCTGCTGGCCCCGTGGGCTCATCCCCTACGGCATCTCGCCGGTGCGGCTGGAGGGTGCCTTCTGGGGCCAGTGCCTCGAGCGGGTGCTGACCGAGATGATTGAGTTGGACGAGGATCCCAAGGCCCCGCCGCTGTGGATCCTGACGCTCGACTACGACACCATTTTTGAGGGCGACGCCGTCCCACGGATGCTGACGTACGCTACGGCCAGCGACTACGACGTGGTGGCCGCCCTGCAGATGAAGCGCCGCTCCGACGAGCCGCTCTTCACCATGGCGAGCGAGGACGGCCAGCGGCTCGTGGAGGCCCCGCGGGACCACTTCATCTATCACAACGTCGTGAAAGCCAACACGGCCCACTTCGGATTCACGATGATTAGGGCGGCGGCACTGAAGCGGATGCCGCACCCGTGGTTCCTGGGCAAGCCTAACGAGGCTGGACGCTGGGAAGACGGCCGGATCGACGACGACATCCACTTCTGGCAGGTGGCTCAAGAGGCTGGGGTGAAGTGTGGCGTGTGCACCCGGGTGTGCATTGGCCATGCCGAGGTCCACTTCAAGTGGCCTGACAAAAACATGAAGGGCCTCGTGCAGCACCCCGGCGAGTTTTGGGACCACGGCGGCAAGGCACCGGAGCAGGCTTGGAAATGAGCACGACCATCGAAACCGTTCAGGTGCGTATTCGCCGGCCGTTCATGGCTTACAAGGCTGGCCAGGTCATCACGGTGCCGAAGGGCCAGGCCCGCTCGCTCGTCGTGTTTGGCAAGGGCGACCTGGTCGAGGACGAGCCGCAGCTGCGGTTCGCAGTGCAGCCTGAGCCGGCCGAGCTCGAGGTGGCGGTGGCCCCGCCGGTTACGCCCAAGCGTCGGGGGCGGAGGCCGAAGTCGTGAGCCTGTTCTACCGCGGCACGATTGCGAGCCGATACCGCAGCCTGGTCGTCAGCACGGCCAGCGGCACCGGCGACCGGCCCATCAGCGTGGCGGATGCCAAAGAGCATCTGCGGGTCGTGGACACGACCGAGGACGACGCCTACATCGGGGCGCTGATCGATGCGGCGACAACGTGGTGCGAGGACTACTGCGACCGCACCTTCGCCGACAAGACGTACACCGTGGCGTTCGATGACTTTTTCGGGACCCGCATTGAGCTTCCGCGCCCGCCAGTGCGATTGAACGCGACTGCCGCGAGCGCCACGGTGACTATCTCGTACGTGGACACGGGCGGTGCCACGCAGACACTCACGTGGGCGCAGTCTGGAACCCAGGAGTTCCGCCTAGACCGCGACCACGTGCCGGCTTTGATTTACCCGCTGTACCTGAGCGTGTGGCCAAGCGTGAGGCTTGACGACAAGGCGGTGCAGATCACGTACTTGGCCGGCTACGGCGGTGCTGCCAACGTGCCGACCCCGGCCAAGCACGCCATCAAGATGCTCGTGGGCCACTGGTACGCCAACCGTGAGGCTGTCGGCAACGCCGGGCAGAACGTGCCGATGGGCGTGGCGGCCCTGCTCGAGCCCCTCAAGTGGAAGCAGTACGCATGAGCATCGAAGGCCGGATCGCCGTTGACGTGAGCTTTGCCGACTCGGCTACGAGTGGCGGCGTGCAGTCGCTCAAGAAGATCACATTGACCGACACGACGCCGTACACGTCGGGCAAGGTGGCGATCGTGACGGGGACGGCGGGGACGGCGGCAGTCGCGATCTCTGTTCAGCCCAGTGCGTACAAAGACGCCAGCGGAAACTTGGTGTCGTTTAATAGCGTGGAAAGAGTTGTGTTCCTTTCGAGCCAAAACTGCTTGGTAGAGGAAGCCGATACGCAATCGCAAGTCGCAAGATCGCTCGGCCGGGTAAGTGTTGGCGATTGCTCGCCATCGGCTCAGCAAATCTTTAATATCTCCCCACAGTATTCCGCCGGCACCGCGTCCTACACCCTGGTTCTTTACGGGACGTGAGCCATGCTGAAGGCCGGCATCATGGACCAGAAGGCGACGATTGAGACGCCCACCGAGGGCGTCAACAGCATCGGCGAGCCGACGTTCACCTACTCCACGTTTGCTACTCGGTGGATTGCCCTGCTGCCGCTGTCGGGGGCCGAGCGGGTGGCCAGCCTGCAGACCGAGGGCACCGTGACGCACCGAGTGCGACTGCGGTACACGCCGGGGCTCAAGCCCAAGATGCGGCTCGTGAGCGAGGGCCGCACGTTTGAGATCGACTCGGTCGTCGAGCGTGGCCGCCGGGAGGAGCACGAGCTCCTGGTTACGGAGAAGCTCGACTGATGGCCAAGGTGATGACCGTGGAAGGCGTCGAGGGCGTGCTGCGTGGCTTTGCCGGGCTGTCCAAAAGCGTGCAGAAGAAGTACCTCGGCAGCAGCGTGCGGGAAGTCACGAAGTCTGCCATTCCTGAAATCAAGTCACTCACGCCCAAGGGGCCGACCGGGAATCTTCGTCGTTCTGTGGGGCTGAAGCTTGAGAAGAAAAAGACCACTACCGCCGTGGGCATCGTGGGCTACCGTCGTGCAGCGGGCGGCAGCAATCGCGAGCTTGGCTTCCACTCGTGGTGGATTGAGAACGGCGTCAAGACCCGCATGGCCAAGGGCCGGTCGCTCAAGGTGCCGCTCGACCGGGCGAGGCGGTATCCGTACCTGAAGGGCAAGGTGGCCCTGGTGGGCGGCGACAACACGAGCATCTTCTTCCGCCAAGTGAAGGGCTTCGAGGGCACGGGCAAGTTCCAGGCGTGGTCCGACGCCAACCTTCCCCGGCTCAAGGACCAGCTCGTCGGCAAGCTGGAGAACAACCTTAGCAAGGCTATCGCCGAAGAAGAGCGCCGTGCCATCCGCCGGATCGGGAGCCGCTAATGCCAACCGTCACCCACATTGACGAGGCCCTGGTCCAGGTGCTGTCCGCCGACGCCGACATCGCCATGCAGGCCGGGAGCCGCATCTACCAGGTGCAGGCCCCGCAGGGCACGGCGTTCCCGTGCATCGTGTTTGCCCGCGAGACGCAGCTGAAAGACCCGTTCACGCACTCCCTCGGGCCGGGTTCGCTGATCCGGGCGACGTACACGTTTTCCTGCATCTCAACCACCCTGCTCGAGGTGCGAAACCTCGCGCGTGCCGTAAAGGCCGCCTTACAATACAAGCGGACCGACCGCATCCGGCTGGCTGTCGTGAGGAGTGACGACGACCAGCAGGAAATCGCCCCCAGCGGCGAGCAGCTGCCGGTCTATCGCACAGATCTTTCGGTCGAGGTTACATACGCAGAACCCTGAGCAAGGAGGCTCAGACTATGGCAGTAGACATCGGACAGGGCACCTTCGTTACGTTCGGCAGCATCGTCGGCAGCGCCGCGACCCACTACAAGGTCAACAGCGTTTCGCTCGGCGGCGTGAGCCGTGATGTGGTCGATGCCAGCCATCTGCTCACCACGGGCGGCAAGGTGTTTCTCGCCAGCGAGTACTACGACCCGGGCGAGCTGTCGCTGGAGATTCACCACGACCCGGCGCTTAACCCGGTCAACCTTCTTACCAACGTGGCGACCAACCAGGCCGTCAACATCTACTTTGCCAACGGCGGAACCGCCACGGCGCTGTGGAGTGCGTTTGGCTACGCATCGTCATTTGAGGCTTCGGCCCCGAAGGACGACATGATGACCGGCACGCTGACCATCAAGCTGTCGGGCAACATCGGCATCTAAGAGCAGGAGGCGCGGACTGTGGCTCTGACACGCGAGGAGATTCTTGCCAAGCGCAACGTGCGGCCTCGGGCACCTGTCGAGGTGCCGGGCTTGGGCACGGTGCATGTGGCCAAGTTCACCGCCCGGGACCGAGACCGGTTTGAGGAAATCGTCACCGGGGGCATCCCCGGAAAGGTGAACCTGCGGAACGTGCGGGCTCAGGTCGTGGCCCTGCTGGCCGTCAACGAGGACGGCACGCGGATGTTCACGGACAACGACGCCGACGCCATCGGCGAGTTGGACAGCGACAGCGTGCAGGCCATCGTGGACGCCGGGTTCAAGCTGAACGGGCTGAACACGGACGCCTTGGAGGACGCCGCAAAAAACTAGAAAGCCGGCCGGTGCTGCTGTTCCTGTACCGGCTGGCGTTGCAACTCGGCGAGTGGAACGTCGAAGGGCCAGGAGGATTGGCAGACCAGATCCCGTGGTGGCAGCTCGAGCGGTGGATGGCCGCCTTCCAGCTGATGCCGTGGGGCGACGAGTGGCTACGGGACGCGGTGCTCATGGCACAGAACTACAACAGCAACCGTCCCAAGGGTAAGCCGGCCATGCAGCCGCACGACTTCATGCCGGTTCCGAAGCGTGGCCAGACGCCGCAGGAGATGTTCCGCATTCTCCAGTCGGCCAAGAGGTGAGCCATGGCCGCCAAGAACTTCGGCCGCGTCAACGTCTCCATCACGGCCAGCACCGGCGGCCTCACCGCTGGGCTTGGCCGGGCCAGTAAGCAG